ACGCCGTGCCCTACCTCACCAACGGCGCCGTCGATATCCCCTACCGCTGGAGCGGCCGGCGCTGGATCTCGACCTACATCCAGGACCGATCGCACACGCCGTCCGAGCTGGCCCGCCGCGGTTGGTGGTTCGACCGGGTGGTTGCCACACCGTCCGCAGAAGGAACGCCGACATGAACCCGCGTGATGTGCCAGAGGAATGGGTGATCGCGTTTCGCGCAAAGCTGGAGGAACACGCCGGGCGGCTGGGCGGCCCTGGCAACCTTCACGAAGCGATCCGCCACGCCCTCGCCGACGTGCTCTCGTTGGCCGAGCCGGCGATCAGGTCGTGGGAGCGAGAGACCGTCGCCGTCCGGTTCAACATGGTGAAGGCGTTTACAACCGAGGCCAGCGACACAGCGTTCCTCACCAAAGCCGCGGCATTCGTCCGCACCGGGGTTTACGTCGCCGCTGAAAGGAGCGCGCCATGACCATCCACGTCGCGCACAGGGGTGACCTGGCGGGCCTCCGGCCGGTGAAGATCGACGGCAAGCTGGTGGGCTGGTGCCGACAGGTGGCGCGCCGCGATACCGCCGGCACGCAGGTGCGGTTCTACCTGCCCGGCGACACCGTCGCATACGCCACTTTCGAGACGGTGAAGGATCTCCGCGCTGCGCTGCCGCGCGTCCTGGCGGAAAATCCCTGCCAGCGCCCGCCAGGCGCCCGTGTGGCGGCCTGGCAGGCGCGGGGCTATCAGCCCCCGACAGGGTCGCCCGGCGGCGCCACAGGCGCCCTGGGGCGCGCCACGGGCGCGGGTTCCGGTTCCGGTGCCGGCTCGCTGCGACGGACCGCGTTGCTGATCTCGATCCAGACCTCTTCGCCGGCAGCCAGCGCCGCGTCGATCTGCTCCAGCAGCCGGTCGTATGCCGGCTGGCTGTCCGTGACGCCCTGCGCGTTGTGGCCGAGCCCCGGCAGGATGCAGCCCTCGGTGTGCTTGTGCGTATTGCCAGGGTGGATGCGGATGCCCTCGAAGTCCTGCACGCCGACCAGCAGCGGCATGCGGACCGGCCGCCCCGCGATGCGCGTGAAGCGTGGCGACACGCTGACGATGATCCGGTAGCGGCCAGCGGGAATGGCAGTCTCGCCCGGCACCTTCACGCCCGGCTCGCGCACCACGTCCTCGCAGGTGTAGCAGTCGAAACGACCGTCGACGTGCAGCCGTCCGAGGGTCCATCCATTGGCGCTGGCTTCGCGGCGCAACGACAGCAGCATTGGTTCAGGCTCCTGCGATGGTCAGGGACAGCCCCGCGCCCAGCGCCATGCCGGAATAGAATTCGGCCAGCGCGGTCGGCATCGGGATCCAGCGGGGATAGGGGGTGTCGACGTGCTTCCAGAAGCCCATCCACCGGATGTCAGGGCACGCGATCGCTGCGGCCCACCACGCGGGCGCGCGCAGGGCGCCGGCCAGCACCAGCCACCAGGGACTCATGCCCAGCGCCCACGCGCAGAGCGCCAGGGCGCCGCAGGCGATCACCCCGTTGATGGCCAGCCCGATCGTGTCGATGACGTTCCTCGCCTCCATCACCGACTCGTTCTGGCCGTCTGGTTTCTTGAACCGGATGAAGGGGGGATGCCACAGGTAGCGGGGGAAGCCCCACGTGGTGCCGACGAAGGTTGCCACCGCGGCCGCAGGCACCACCCACCACGCCAGCTGCGGCGCCAGGCTCGCGCCCCACGCCAGCGCCGCCACGGATCCGGCCGCGATCGCCGACTGCACCGCGCGCGCCACCCCGGTGCCGATATCGACGCCGAGCCACTGGCTGAGCAGGCCGCCGGCGAAGCGCCGTCCGAATCCGTTCGCCAGCCCGACCGCCACCACGACAGCCGGGATCAGCATGTCAGCTGCGGTCATGGGCTGCGTTCCTCGCGTTCCTGTCGTCGACCACCGCGCCGCCGATGTATGCGCCGAGCATCGAGCCGGCCAGCGCGATCAGCGCCATGACCACCTGCACCGCCATGGCGTTGTCGCCGTGGCGCTCGACCATCCACACGACGCCAGCCGCGCAGCTGACCAGCGTGGCGTCGATGCGTCGCCGGCGACGCGTCCATGTGCCGGGCGGACTCGGTCCAGGATCATTTGCCATCGAAAAGCTCCTTCACATGGCGCAGGCGGTTGCGGCAGTCCTCGCCGGCCGCCGCCATGTCCACCACCCACAGGGCCAGCGACTGGTCATCAGCGGTCGGTGGAGGAGGCGGGGGCGCGGCCTGGCACGCCAGGAGCAGCGCCGGCACCACCTGGCGCACCATGACCGCCTGGGGATCCCCGCAAGCCGTCGAGAGCAGCAGCCATGGCAGGGGAAGCCACGCAGGCATTCGTGACCGGGACACGGATGATCCTCTCGCGGATGGTGGCGGCAGCCGCCAGCTGCTGCCGGTGCTCTTCTTCGACCTCGGCCAGGCGCGCCATGGCGAGGCGCTGGTCCTCAATGCGCTGGGCCGCAACCTGCGCGTCGAGCTTGGCCTGGTATTCGGCGCGGATGGCGGGGTCGTGCAGCAGCACCAGCCACGCCCAGAACGCCGCGCCCGCCACCGCCAGCACGCCGGCGCCCAGGGCGGGCGACAGCAGGGCGGGCGGGATCACCGGGGCGACTGCCGCGGCGGCGCGCCAGCCCCGCCCAGCGCCGCCCTGGGCGCGTTACCGGGGGCGCTGCAGCGCAAGGTCCACCTGCTTCTCGATCCGGTCGATCGCGCGAAGGATGGCGGTGACGTTCGTCTTGACCGTCGCCAGGTCGGTCTGCAGCTGGGTTTCGGTGCGCTGGTATTCCTTCGCCGCCTCCTTGATGCCGCGCACGTCCTCGCGCACCAGCACGATGTCGCGCTTGGCCAGCAGCAGCTCCTCGTTCACGCGGCCGGCCCACAGCAGGTGCGCAGGAATGCCCGTCAGCACCAGTGCCAGCAGGATCGGCACGCCGACGCGACTGGCCGCCGCCCAGAGCGCGCTCTTGGCGATATCCGTCGCTCGGTCGAGAACAACCTTGGGCATGCGCAACGTCATATCACCGTGCTCCCCTGGGGCCAACCATATGCAGACAGCCGCGTGCGATTTGCATGGCGGGCTAGATCGTGACGATCCAGGTGTACTGGAACGGCAGCTGCAGCGCGCCGCCATCGACGGCTGCCTTGAAGATCGGCGCGAATTCGAGCGGCACGTATGCCTCGTAGACCGTCTCGATCGCGTTGAATGGCTGCTCGTTGAAGCCGTGCAGGTTGAAGACGGCGCCCCCCGTCACCGTGCGCAGCCCCGAGAGGATGCGGATGTCGACCTGGCGGTCGGTTCCGAACCCGATGGAGATCTGGTAGGTTTCATCGATGCCGGGATCGGTGCCGTTCTCGCCCACCAGGAAGCGCATGATGCGGCGCTTCAGCCAGCGCACCGAGAACTGCCGCCCGTCGCCCTTGTAGAAATTCCAGGTCAGGATCCGCTTCAGGACGTCGTCCGTGGTGGCGTAGAATTCGGTCGGCTGCACGGTCCCGATGGCATTGAACGGCAGCGAGTTGAATTGGAGGGTGTTGTAGGGCCCCAGGTTCTTGTTGACGCCGCTCGGCAGGGTCGGCCGCGGCTGGCCGTAGAGCCCAAGCGCCACCCAATCCAGCAGCGCGCCGACGATCAGGTCGCCGGTGTAGACCGGCAGGTTGATCGCCCGGAACCAGTCCATCAGCTCGAGGCTGAGCGCATTGTATGCCTCGACGAATGCCTGCAGATCGTCGTCGTCGTTGTACTGGATGTAGAGGTAGCTCGGGATCGTGCCCGGCCGGTATGCCGGCCGCGTCCATGCCAGGTCGTAGAGGATCGGTGGCGCGCGCATGTAGCCGGTGCGCACGCCGACCTGAATGCCGGTCAGAGGCACCTCGGTGAGGTTGACGTTCGGGGTCAGCGTGCCAAGTCCGACGCCGACCTGGATTCCGGTCAGCTGCAGCGTCACGCTGGCCACTGGGGTCAGCACGCCCAGGCTCACCCCGACCGCGTTGCCAGTCAGGGCTGCGGTCACGTCCACGACTGGCGTCATCGTGCCCAGCTGCACGCCGACGTTGATGCCAGTCAGTTCTGGCGGGGGCGATGCCGCCAGCACCGTCCAGTTGCCCCCGTTGAGGAGGGGATAGGACGCGGTGCCAGCCGACTGCGCGCCGGCTGTGCCCCCGTTCAGAAGGGGGTATTGCTCGGCCATCTCAGCTCACGATGGCCATAGGATCGATGTAGACCGCGGTCGGCGTGCCCTGCGAATCCAGGTAGTGGACGTAGACCGCCATCCACCCTTCCTGCTCGGGCGTGACGGTCAGGGCCATGCTGAAGCGCCAGCCGGCGCGGAATGCCGCGGTGCCGTCCGCAATCGTGTCGCCGTCGACTGCCGTGGCGTAGCCCGCCGGCTCGCTGCCCGCGGTGGTGCCGCTGGTGGTGCAGAAGAAGAGGCGCCCGGGATTGGACGCGACCTGGAAATACTGCCCGGCAGTGTATGCGGTGGAATCCGCGCGCGCCGAGGCGGTGCCCGTCCAGTCCTGAGCGGCGGGCGTGACGGCGGTCGGCGACGCCGGCATGAGAGGACCGGGGCCCCCGCTGCTGACGAACAACCCAGGATCCACGGTCGCGCCGATGTATTGCACCTCGAGGAAGACGATCGCATTGGTCGGCAGCGCGGTCTTGTTGCCGATGCCATAGACCGTGACCACGCGGGATCCGCCGACCGTGGTGTTCCAGAAGAAGATCGGCGGCGTGATCGGGTGGTACTGCCAGGTCGGCGCACCGTTGGCGGTCGACGAGGCCGAGATCAGCCATGAGTAGGGATTGCCGCTCCCCGCCTCCGCGCCGCCTGCGCGATAGATCTGCACGTCGCTGGTGATGCCGCCATTCGCTGCCATGGCGCCGTAGACCGCATTCAGCACCAGGTTGCTGCCGGTGTCGTCGCTGCCGATCATCGCCAGGCGCTCGCTGCGCGCGCGCGTGCGCAGGTTGGTCGCCAGGACGGTGCTGGCGCCGAGCTTGCAGCCGCTGACCAGCACATCGCCAACGAAGGTGTTCGCGCCGGCCGACGTCTGCATGATGTTGCCGTTCAGCCCCGACAGGTCGACGCCAATCAGCGCCGCACGCATCGGCTGGTTGTCGATCAAGAGGTTGTTGGGCGACGTGCCCTGCACCGCGTTCGGCGTGTTCAGCCAGGTGAACGCGGAGCCGCCGGTGGTGATCGAGATGCCCTGGCCCGCTGCGCCGAAGGAGATGGGCGTGTTGATGAGGGTCAACTGCATCACGACCGAGGTGACGCCCAGCGAGATCCGCGACGCGGCCGCCGTGGTGCCGAGCGCGAGCGAGCAGTTTTCCATGGTCACGGAGCCAGATGCCGCGGTCGAGCCGATCACCAGGCTTGCGGCGCTGGCGCCGGTCCCGATGCTGAAGTCCACGCCGTAGAAGTAGCCGGTGCGGCTCAGCGCGACCTGCGTGTTGCCCGTCGTGGTCACCGCGGCACCGGTCGACACCGACGCTGCGGTCGGCGGCAGTGCGGATCCCGCGACCGTGACGCAGACGGTGTAGTTCAGCGAGTTCCAGGTGCGCGCGCTGGTCCAGGTTTCCGAGTGGTCATCCGCCACGAACACGTTGTCGATGCCGCTGGCGCTGCCGCGGCCGCCATTGCTCAGGATCAGATCCAGCGTGGCAGCCGGCGCCGTCCAGTTGCCCGCGCTCTGGTACGCTTCCTGGCCTGTGCATTCGGTCCAGACCACGGATCCGTCGTTGGTGGTGCCGTTCAGAGTCAGCGTCCATGCCGGCTCGCTGCCGCCGGATGTGCCGCCAGTCGAGCACCGGAAGCAGCGCTCGTTGCCGGCGGTCGGCGCGGCGAGCTGGCGCACGATCTGGCCCACCGAGTAGGCCGTGCTCGCCGCCCACTGCGCCACGGCCGCATAGCCGACGCTCGACACATACCAGTTGGCCATGGAGGCGCTCCTTCAGCCGCGGCAGCCGCGCTAGGTGACCTCGATCAGCGCAGTGCCCGCGGCATCCACCGGCATCGTCAGGGAGAAGTTGCCCGCGACGATCGTCTGCGTCCCGAAGGTGAACGAGCCGACCGTGTTCTTGCCCGCTGCCGTGTCGTTGTACATCAGGCAGCAGTCGAAGGGACCGATCGTCACCCCGGTCCATGCCAGCGAGGCGCTCGGCGTCACGATGGCCGACGTGCCGTCGATCGAGGGCGGGTTGGCAAAGGTGAACGTCTCGCCGCCGGCAGTGTAGCCAGCGCCGGTCACCTCGCCCGTGGCCGTGTATGCCGCCGTGCTCGGACCGATCGTCGCGCTGGTCAGATACAGCGAGCCCTTGAAGGTATCGGGGGTGGTGCCGGCGCGGATGACCGTGGTGCCGAAGGCCATCAAGCCGTTCAGCAGGTCGCGCTTGAAGGTGATTGCGGCACCCTGAGTGTTGGCCATGCGGCTCTCCTGTCGCTATGCCCGCGCGCTGGCATTGAGCACCAGGCGCGTCTTGATCTGCATCCGGCAGTCGCGGCGCACCAGCTCGCGCGTGGTGATGACCCGGTACTCGTCGTAGATCTCCACCGCGCGCGCGTCTTCCCTGCGCCCCTGGCTATGCGCCAGCGCCGAGCGCGGCATGTAGCCGTAGATGGTCCAGACGTGGCTGGGGGTGTCGGGGTGGCCGTTGTTGATCTGCATGGTCATGCTCCTGCCTGCGCCACGCGCACATTCCAGATCTGGATGAACGCCCTCTCGCCGACGCCCGGCGACTCGACCTGCATCTCGATCCGCAAATACACGGTGGAATTGGCAGTCACCCCGGCGAGGGAAAGCGTGAAGCTGAGGATTGTGATCGGCCCGATGAGGGGAACCATGTTGACGCTGGGCGGCGTCGCGGTGATGAAAATCGGATCTTCGGCGCCATAGTCCTGGGGCACCACCGATGCCGTCACGCCGAGCGTGCAGGAAGGCAGCGTCGTGTCGCTGTTGCACTCGGCTGCGATCTGGACGGTCAGAGAACCCGAGTCGATAACAGCCTGGGAGACCGGGATGACCCACGTAGCGATGCCCGACCAGTTCTCTGCGTTGCTGTTTTCCAGCAGCATACGGACGTCGCCGTTGCCGGTGTCCCACGACAACCCAGGTCGACCATCCCCCATCTCAGATGCGTTGATCGGCTCGCCATATTCCGCTAGCGACGCGCCCAAGTCCAGCATCATGTCCAGCACGCTGCTGCCGCCACTGCTCGGGCCGGGGAAGATCGGCATGGCTCAGCCCTCGATGATGGTGACGGTGACGTCCGACGGCGCGTTGAAGCTGATCGGGCCGCTCGGCACCACAGTGCCGCTCTCGTACGAGCCGCCCGCGGGGATGGTGTAGAGCCCCGGTTCTCCCGGCAGCGGATCCGTGTCGTCGCCCAGGAAGTTGAAGTAGACGATCACCGAGGTCTGCGCTTGGATGAACAGGTAGCGCCGGTTCGGGTTGGCCGGCACGACGTTGAACTGCGGCACGCCCGCCAGCAGGCTTGCGGTGTAGTCGGTCGGGTTGAAGCCGGTGTCGCCGGGCTGGTTGGCGATCCAGACCGGAATCGCGCCCCCGGCGTTCGACTGGTTGTTCGGGAACCCAGGCATCACGTGCTCCTTACGAGTAGAAGCTGATCAGCAGGAAGCCCTGCTGGCCGTCGCCGCCGTCGCGCGCGGTCACCTGGCTCTCGGTGTTCAGGCCACCGCTGCCGCCCGTGCCGTAGCCGGTGCCGGCCACGCCATCGGCGCTGGTGCCGGCCTCGCCGCCCCCGGTGCCGTAGGGGGTGTTCGCGCCGGTACCGGAGAAGC